ATGTTCGACAACATTATTTTCAAGAAAAGCAATATTTAAGATATGAAGCTAATTATCACGAAATAAAAAGTTGTCAAAATTATAAATTATTAAATTCTAATATAGCTCAACAAACTCTTAAAGATGTTGATGCAATGTTTAAATCATTTTTTAGTTTAATTAAATTGGCAAAACAAGGCAAATATAATTTTAGACATATAAAATTACCTAATTATTTAGCCAAGAATGACTATTCAAATTTAGCTATTAGCCAAATTAGACTTAGAAAAGATAACTTCCTAACAATTCCATTTTCTAATGCTTTCAAACAAAAATATGAGGGAATTAAAAAAATCCAAATTAAAATTCCTCAAGTATTAGAAGATAAAAAAATAAAAGAAATACGAATTATTCCTAAATTTAATGCTAGGTTCTTTGAAATTCAATATACTTATGAAATTCAAGAAGAAGAAATAAAATTAAATATAAATAATGCACTGGCGATTGATTTAGGTGTTAATAATTTATGTACTTGCGTTACTAACACAGGTAAATCTTTTATTATAGATGGAAGAAAGTTAAAATCTCTTAATCAATTCTTTAATAAACAAAATGCTAAATTACGGTCTATAAAAGACAAGCAAAGTATTGAACGACAAATAAAGCAACAATATTTAATTTTTAATAAAAGAAAAAATAGAGTTAATGATTATATTAATAAAACTTGTCGATATATTATTAATTATTGTTTGTCTAATGATATTGGAACTTTAGTTATTGGATATAATCAATCATTTCAATGTAAAGCTAATTTAGGCAAGAAAAATAATCAAATTTTTACTCATTTACCATTTGGTAAAATACGAGAAAAATTAGAATATCTATGTAAACGATATAATATTAATTATATCTTACAAGAAGAATCTTATACTTCTAAAGCTAGTTTCTTTGATAATGATGAACTACCTATATATAATGCGGATAACCCACAAACGTATGAGTTTAGTGGAAAACGTATTAAAAGGGGTTTGTATCAAACTAAAAATAATTATCTTTTTAATGCAGATTGTAACGGAGCATTAAATATTCTTCGTAAAAGTAGAGCTGTAGACCTTACGGTCTTATGCAGTAGAGGCGAACTGGACACGCCTAAAAGAATAAGGATTTCTTAGAAAATCAAACTTCTTAATAAAAGAATTTTATATTCTTTTTAGAATCATATGGCTTTAGTCATGTGAGGTTCAGGTGCAAAGGTCACAAATACATGTTCTCTAGCGATATCGTTCCAAAAAATGACGCTATGCATGTAGTAAAAGCAACGGATTTGTTGAGCAATACGCTTGAATTGACATTCAAAAATAAAAAATGCGTAAGCGTAGAAATCGTAAAATAATATGGAATTAGACTACAATAACAAAACGTATTTATTTTCTGAATATATTGAACCAGTAAACACTGGTTTATATACAGCCGTATTAGTTGATGGTAACAATGTTCGTTGTGAAATCGTATGGTTTAACGGAGAACTTCGTGAAATTAACGAACTCGGCAATGAATAAAAATAAATAATAATAAAAAGACATGAGTCTGAGCACCTTGTATAATAATGGTGACCTCAAACTTGTGTCTTTTTTATTATTTCTTTGGTATAATTGATTATATAAATTTAGGTAGAGAGGAAAAAATAATTATGACCTATACAGGAAAAATGAATAAGAGTTTTATTGATGACATTGCAAATTCTATTAATCGTGTCATTCGTGAAACATCTTTTAGAAGCAAAACAAAATCTAAGAAAAAGAATTTAGATATTACATTTAGTTTCAGTGATTTATCTGAGCCAAAAAAAGAATTGTTGTTATTAACGATTCGTAAGATTAAAGATATGAAAGAGGAAGATGTATTATTCTTTATTGATTCTATTAATCAATGCGAAAAAGAAAGAGGTACGTACAATGAATATCGTTGAACGAGTGATTCGTAGTTTAGTAACATATTACATTACAGGATTTATAATTAGAACATTTAGAAAATTTAAATAATTATATTAAAAATTTAAGGAGACAAATAAAATGAACAGAGAACGATTAATTAACTTAGCAACAAAATCTATTAACGTAACAGCAGATGCGATTAATTCTGTTGTGGATTTTACACAAGAAAAATTTAATGAGGCAAAACAAAAAGCAACAGCAAAAGAAGTAGACTTTTCTAATGCTACACAAATTCAAAAAGAATTCATTGCAATGATTGCTGAAAATTTACAAGATATTGATGATGCAACAATTATCCAATGTCGTGATATCGTAACGCATCAATTAGATTTGAAACATGCGATTATTAAAATTAATGACGACCAAATTACAGTTGAAAATATTGTAGCAGAAAAGGTGAGTAAATAATGATTAGTTTGATTTTTTTCGGAATGATAACTGTAGTTATCGGTATTTATGGTGCTAAATTTATTAATAAAATTAGAGGTATCGAAAAATAATGACACAAGATATTTTAATTTTACTTGCAGTAGTAGCCATGTCTTGTATGGCTACTATCTGCTTCATTGTCCACCAAGTATTCGCAACGCGTCGTATGCGTATTGAGTATGATGGTGGTTATACAGAAGAAGAAATTGAACAAATTGTAGTAAAAAAATTTAGATTATTAGCTTCTAGTCAATCATTAGAGCCTGGTAATTTTATTTACACTACAACTACGAAAGAAACCAATAAAGAACCTAAAACAACAAAAGGGAGAAAATGATGTTCAAATATGTAGTTGGAAATATTTTAGATACAGAATGTAAGTATATTCTAAATCCAGTTAATTGTGTTGGCACAATGGGTAAAGGGTTAGCTTTACAAATTGCTAAGGCATACCCTGAATCTGTTGAACCATACAAAGAAGATTGCAAAAAAGATTTATTAAATATTGGTCAATTAACTAGCTTTAAAGCTAAAAATGGTAAAACCATTATTCATTTTCCAACTAAGTATCATTGGAAAAATCCATCTAAATATAGTTATATTGAAGCTGGATTAGAAAATTTAGCTTACCACATTAAACATAGTGGTAACGAAACATCATATTTAAGCTTCGCAATTCCTCCACTAGGTTGTGGATTAGGCGGATTAAATTATGATTTTGTTCATGAATTAATCCAAACTATTTTAAGTGAATTTAAAACTATTACATTCGAATTATATGTGACACAAGAATGGTATGATGCACATGTACATTGCTAAATATTCTTTTTAGTATTATAATAACAAAGATAAATAAAATATTTTACATAATTTTAACGAAAAGGAAGATTAAGCATGAATGAACAAACTCAACAAGAAGAACATATTATTATTGACTTAGATAATTTAGTGTTACCTAGATGTCGATTTGAAATAGTATCTTCTTATAAAGACAAAAACATTAATTTACCGACACGCAAAACATCTGGGTCCGCTGGTTATGATATTGAGGCTGCGGAAGATGTTATTATTAAACCACATTCTTCCACTGCTGTACCTACTGGTATTAAAGCATATATGGACGAATGTTTAGTATTGAAAATTTATATTCGCTCTTCATTAGCATTTAAACGTGGATTGATGCTAACTAACTCTACAGGTATTATCGATAGCGATTTCTATAATAATGAAGACAACGAAGGACATATTCTTGTAGGTTTGTATAATACTACAGATAAAGAAATTATGATTAAGAAAGGAGAACGTATTGCTCAAGGTATTTTCGAAGCCTACATTATAACGGAAAACGACGCAGAACAAGAAAAAGAAGTTCGAACTGGAGGCATTGGTTCTACCGGGAAATAATACGTTTTATAAATAAAAATGGACTACATTAAATTAATGGGAGATAGCGAAGATTGGACACAAGATATTGTTCAAGACTTCGTTGACTCTCATAATAATTCTATGGAATTTTTGCTCAGAGAAATTAATAAAAAAGAATCAGATATGTTATATGAATATTATATTGACCAAATGTATAAGGAATTTCAACAATCTGGTCAAATTCCATTTTAATTGTTAGAAAGATATAAATATGAAAATTCAAAATATTTTAGATAGAAAATTTTGGTGTAAACAAAATTTAATTTCTATTTTAATTGCAATTATTTTCGGTGTTATTTTTGATTTATTAAAAGTTTGGAATACAGTATACGCATATTATTTAATTGGCTTAGTATTCGTATATCAAATTTTTATCACATATTTAACACATAAAACAAGACAAGAAATTTGTAATATTCTGGATAAAAAGATATGGTATATATCATTATATAATATTGACATCGAAGATTTAAAATATTATTTAAAAAGCAATGCCACTTTTTGTTTAGTTGTATTTGCTACTATTATCATAGATTTAATTTTATTGAAATTAGATATTGATATGTTCAATACTATATATATTATCTTTTCAGTATTTTCTACATCTTATTTGTTAGACCAAATTGCAATTAAAAATATTTTAAAGAAATAAATAAAGGAAATAGATAAAAATGAAACTTACATTTTTTGAAAAAGCCGTATTAGAAAAAGCGTATGAAAATGGATTGCGTTTTTTTATACGTGTAAATGAAAAAGATATTTTATTTGTTGAAAGAAATCCAAAAGATACAGTGCGTTTAGATTCTATCGAAACAATCTTAGATAATATTGATAGTATTATCGAAAAGACAGAATGTATTTCTGATTTTGGTGATTTCAAATTTGCTAATATTCAAGATGTTATTTCTATTGAAAAAACTCTTGGTAAAATTGATTGGACTAAAGTTAAGAAAGATACTCTTGTTAAAGTGCGTTCTGCAAATGGTGTAGAGCATTTCCGTTATTTCTGTCGTAAGATTGATAGTGTACATGGTATCGAAGTATATCCATTCGGCACAACTTCTGTAACAGCACCTAATGAAGATACAGAAGTATACTACGACTTTGAACTGGTAGAAAAATAATGAAACCTACTGATATTCAAACATATACTCATAAAGATGGCAAAATTGTTGAGGCAGTTCAATATATCGGGCAACCTATTTCTGAAGAATGGTTGCCTAAAACTGCTTATATTTTTGATGATGATGGCAGATTGTTTGTTGCTGGTGAAAGCTTTCAATACGAAGTAGATATTACAGATTATATCGTTAAAGATGGTCGCGGATTATTCTTTGCTTTACCAGAACAAGAATTTCTCGAAAACATTCGGTAATATTATATATACCAGTGTAAAATAAAATACAGTAAGAATTAAACACAGCGAAGATATGTTAGTAGCATACATATCTTGTAGTATCTTATCAGAAAAGTAAAAACACTATAAAAGATGTATCGATTGAAACTATCGATTGTAATATAAATTATTTCGCATTAGTGTTCTTAAATTTTGGAGATAATTGAGTACACTAATTTTCATGTCGCCCTACGATTTATTATTTTACTTTTTAAATAATAATAGGAAGACGAAACAGAAAGTTAGGAGGCTACTAAATGAGTCTTAAAAAAATTATGTTAATGTTTGTTTTTGTAATTGGTTTATTTACTATTTCTGGTCAAGTTGGTGCTACCGAATTAACTGCGTATACGCATACTGGTAGTCCAATGGCTAATGGTGAATGGCCTTACGAAGGTGCCGTGGCTAGCAATGATTATGCTCTTGGCACAGTATTAAATATTAATGGTTATAATTACGTAGTTGCTGACCGAATGGCTCCTGGCATTCATGGAGTTATAGATATCTTCATGAATGATTATGATAGAGCAATTGAATTTGGTCGTCAGTACGGCGAAGTGTACGTCGTAGCATAAATTAGAAATTATCTTTTGTTTTTACTCTACTCTCCCGCTGTGTTAACACTGGCTTATTATTTAATTCAAGTATTTTATTTTTTAATATATGACAAAAAACTTTGTTCAGGGTAATATGTTGGTAGAGCACATTTACTTGTGCTATTAATTTAAATAAAAAACCTAAAAACATATAGTGAATAAAATTGAGGATGTTTTCTCCCCTTATTTTTATGAGGGGTTTTCGCCTCACTATGGAAGCTTACTCAAGTGGATTAAGAGACTAGTCTTGAAAACTAGGAGGCGGTTAATAGCCGTGCCAGAGTTCGAATCTCTGAGCTTCCGCCATGGTAAAGTACCCAAGTTGGATAAAGGGAGCAGACTGTAAATCTGTCGCTTATAGCTTCGAAGGTTCGAATCCTTCCTTTACCACCATTTATAGCGGAGTAGAGCAGTTGGTAGCTCATCGGGCTCATAACCCGAAGGTCACAAGTTCAAATCTTGTCTCCGCAACCACATGCTGGCGTAGCTCAATAGGTAGAGCGGTTGACTTGTAATCAACAGGTTGTGGGTTCAATTCCTATCGCCAGCTCCATTTTCATAATTATTTTAATTAAAAAATTGGAATATGAAATGTTACAGCCTATCATCAATTTTTTTAAACATTTATTTTTCGAAGAAAAACAATGTAAACAATTTAATGCTTTCGTAGATATGCATCAAATACATGAAGAAAACGTATTAAATCGTTTATCTACTATTGAGAACAAAATAGATGTATTAGAAAAACAAAAAGCTGCTCTAACTGCAATTCTCGATAAAATTGAACAATTAATCGAAGAATTAAAAGATAGAGCATGAATAGCCTCCTTAAAGAATAACTAAACGGTAATAATATAATGAGCCGTTTAGTTATTTTTTTAGTAATAAAGGAGGATTCTAATGTTTTCTCAAATGTTAAAAGAAAATGGAGAATTTTCTTTAACCCGTTTTTTGGCATTTGCAAGCTTTATATCTTTCATCCTTGTTACTATAATCATTATGATTGTTAACTTCTATTTTTCGTATGACCCAGGTTGGTATAATACATTTGCTACTTCAACAGTAGGTGGTACTTTCATCCAACCTATTAATAAATTAATTAATAGTAAATTTAATACTGCTAAGGGTTCATATCAAGAAATGCCTATTACGGAAGGTACTGAAGAAGACACTAAGATTTCTAATAAGGACGTAAAATAATATGTGGAAAATTACAGATGATGATGTACAACGTATGGCATTAGATGCTCAAGGTAAGATTAATAAAATCTATGTCCATTGGACAGCTGGTCATTACAACCAAACATTTGGTGATTATCATATTAATATCACTGGTGATGGTTCTATGTATACAGATACAGACGATTTTACAGAAGTAAAAAATCATACGTATCGTAGAAACACAGGTGCTATTGGTATTGGTGTATGTTGTGCATATGGTGCAACTGGACAAAGTAATTTAGGTCCAGAACCTCCTACACAAGCTCAATTAACACAAGTAACTCGTGTAATTGCTATGCTTTGCATCGATTTAGGCTTACCAGATGATATTCAGCATGTGCTTACGCACGCTGAGGCAGCCGATAATAAAGACGGCTGGTATGCTCATGAACCTTATGGTCCTGATTCTACTGTAGAACGTTGGGATTTTGATGTAGTGCATGAAGGTGATGAACCACGTTCTGGTGGTGCATGGCTTCGTGGTACTGCAAGATGGCATGGAGCTCAATGGGGTTCTCAAATCTAATTATGTAATAAGAAAAGACCTTTTGTTTTCTTTTTAAGAGACAAAAGGTCTTTTTTTAATACATAATTCTAATAGTTGACAAGACTGTTAGATACCTTGTATTATATTGGTGTGGGCATTTCATTCTCCCCCATTTGGAAATGCTCGCATATTCACTCCTATAGGATATAGATAGACAGATTGAATTCCTTTCAAATAAATAAACACATATAAATTGTACGGAAATAATAAAAAAAATTTTAACCTCCCTGTTAAAATAAAGACTCGTAGAAATAAATACAAACAACAAGATAATTCACCTTTCTTTAAAATAAGATTCTCACAATGATAATGCGTCTGTCTGTCTATATCCAACACATGTTCTTGTAGTTCAATTAGAATACCTTTAACTTCAAAGGAGATTTACGTTAAAATCGTAACGAGAGCATTAATTATTATATTAGGGTTTTACTTTTCCCCTGCATCGATATTACATGTTTATACTTTTTGAGATGTTTTAATAAGCATAGGTATAATATCCAGTTACGTTTTTAATGTACGAGTGTGGGATGCGAATAATCGAAGAGCATAAAATATCTTAGAGGCCCAGCTGGTGGAAGGCCAGCATACTTGCTCGTGTGGCGAAATTGGCAGACGCAAAGGTCTTAGAAACCTTTGATAATAATATCGTGTTGGTTCGATTCCAACCATGAGCACCATTATATTTTAATTGCTGTATTTTTTAAATAAACCACATAAAGGCAAACTCCCAAACAAAAGGTTTTCAACCACTCCAACATGCGAAGGATACAGCGATTAAAATATATTCACATTAATAGTATAGCGTTAACCATTTTATTTTTAATTTTTTAAATAGAGTACATTGTAAAACTGTTAAAAATTAAGAAGCTAAATACATTATAATTTTCTAGTGGTTAAGGCTATACTATTTTTTGTTTTATGACAAAAAAAGGAAAACAAAAAATGAGACAATTAACTAAAAATACAACAATTGAAGATATTATTTTTGACTTAAAAGATGATGGTCAAAATGAATTAGCAGAATGGCTTCAAGAAAATTACATTGTTAATAAAGTTATTAATGAAGAAGCTATGTGTCAAGATAGCTATGATGAAGGCTATGAAGTTGGTTACGATGATGGTTATGATGAAGGCTGTAACGATGCTTCTGAAGAACTTAATATTGAATCTTATGAAAAAGGTTATAAGCAAGGCTTAATCGACGCTAAAAAATCAAAGTAGGTTACATTCTATAGCCTAATAACCAAAAGCTTTTTCGGCATAGAATTACAAGCAGTGGTATGCTTGACTTGGGTGTAAATCGCCAAGCATCGATATCTATTCCGATGTTAAAAATAATAGAGTAGTCGTTTTTGTGCACCCACTTTTTGCGACGATAAATATTAAAACTGGGGGTATCTTAATATTCAGAGGCTTTTAGTGTATTATGCATTAAACTTTTTATTATTCTACTTTCAGCCTCTGAATATTTCATGTTTCTAACAAGGTAATTGCCTTAAAAGAAACTTTTATTATTTTTAGAAAAGATGTGTTTACAAAATTTTCATTTTAAATCTCCTAAACAAATAAAATAAAAATTTACTTATCAACCTCATAAAAATTCTAGTACAATTAGCACATCTTTTCTAAACTATTTATTGACAATATATTTTTAATAATATATAATTTTATTATCATTCCGGTGTAGTCCAATAGGTAGAGACAGCTGACTGTTAATCAGTGTGTTGCATGTTCGAGTCATGCCACCGGAGCCAATCACATTGTACGCTATATGTACAATGTATTTTTTTTACTCAAAATAAGAAGGAGAAGAATAAAATGCCTAGTTGGATAGAAGGACAAATTAAATTTCGTGGTACGCATACTAATCTTGTAAATTTTCTTGAAAAGGGTATTTTAAAAGAATCCTTTAGAGATATATTAGGCGGAACATATCATATGCTCGAGCCTGTAATTAAAGTTAAAGAAGATTATATTTATGGCTTAAAAGAATATTTAATTATTAAGAATTTTAATAAAGCTATGATTACTGAACATAATTATGAAATTCTTTTTAAAGATGATACTAAAGAAGATGAATATATTTTTGTGTCAGAAATTCGTAGTGCTTGGGATTTATCTAAACGTGAATTATTAGATTTAGTTAAAGACTTTCATATTGATGTGAAAGGTCATATGTCTGAATTTGGTAGTTGTACTGAATTAGATTTTGAAATTTTACGAGATGGTACTGTTAAAAGTTATATTCATACTAATTATGAAAGTAGTGCAGAATATGCTTGGCAGGCTACTACGCCATTAAACGGTGGTTAAAATGCTTATTGAAAATTATAAAGAAAGATTTCTAAAAAGACTGAATGAAATGACAGCAGAAGAATTAACTGCTATCTTTAAAGAAGTATTCGGTCCAGAATTAGATAAAAAAGAAAAGGAAAATAAAGATGAATGAAGATATTCGTTTTAAAATTGTTGAAGAGATTTGCTCTAATCTAGAAGAATATCTTTATCAACAACATAATCAAAATTATATGGCTCCAGTACATATAAATATCTTAAAACATATATCTAAAAAAGTAGATGTTATGTTAGGTGTTGCTACTGGAGATTATGAGGAATCAGAATATAAAAATATTTTAGAAATGGAGAAAAGAGGATAATTATGTATTTCATCATTTACATTTTAATGAGTTGTTTTGCATTTACTTTATCTTTAGTGCGTGGTCATGATGTGCGAGAAAGTTATTTTCGAGCTCCATTAGGTCCTATCTATATTGTATATGCACTGTATCAAATTCTTGTTGGTGATAAAGTTGTTTACGACAAACAAAAAATGAATCGTGAAAAACGACAAGAAGATAATAAAGAAAAAGATTTAGAAAATATTATTATTAAGTTTTAGTAGGTGAAATAATTGTTGTGGTTATTACATTATATCTTATTAATCGTTAGTGCTGTATTTTTTGTAGTTGCATTATTTACAGTAATTACATCAGTTAGATTTTTAAAAGATAAAGAATTTAAAGAGGAAATGAATAGCAGTCTTAAATATCAAAAATATGGCAAAATGACTGATAATGAAGTAATTGAATATGGCTCTATTGCCGTAGCTATATTCTTATTTTTAAGTTATTTATTTTATCGTTTTGCAGGTTAATTATGGATTTCTATAAAAAAATACAGTCAGATATTCATTATCTAACTGCGAAAGAAATTGCACAGATATTAGGTATCTATAATCAAAAAAATGAAGTAGATGCTAATTTCGTAAGAAAATATTTTAATTATTATTTACCAGATAATGTAGATGAAATATATTATTCTGGTAGAAATTTAACTAAAGTATATCCATTCCAAGATAATGAAGATTATTTTAATGTATTCGTCAAATTAATTAAAAAAGTATTCGATTCTACGTATTTGGCTAAAGGTTTTTGGTCAAATACTATTATTGTAGTTAATAATAAAGAATACGAATTGCAAATTAATTTAGATGAATTCAGAATTACATATAAAATAATTTACGAAAAACTCTTGAAAAAAGAAAATTTTTCGGATATAGTATAAATACTTAATCTATTATTTAATTTGAAAGGAAATTACTATTATGACTGAAATGACTATTCGTGCAGCGTTGACTAAAAAGAAAATGCTAGACAAACAAATTAAAGAAATGAGCAGAGAAAACTTCTTCGCTATCGTATCTAAAAATGAAACATTTATTGAAGGTATGACTCGTAAAGAATGGGAAGAACGAGTACAAGCTCGTTTCAATTCTTTTAATGATAAAGTAAAATATCGTGATGCTCTTAACGTAGCAATTTTGCATGCTAATGCAATTAATTTAATTGATGTTCCTAAATTTAATGGTTTAAATTCTAAGCCTACAAAAGAAATGGAACGAATTAGTTTTGCTGCGGCAATTTCTCGTAAGGGATATTATACTGAGTTATTGCAATACGTAACTCGTATGATTAGTGTTCGTAACGAAGCAAGCTCTATGTTCAGTACTCGTGTGCGTGAAGCTGAATCTACAGTACGCAATCGTATGAACGCTGAATATGGTAATACAGCTGTTGCAGTATCTTCCTCTGAACGTAATAAACGCGAAGAAGAAATGCTTAAACAGTTACTTCCAGATTTCTTGGACCCAAATAAATTATCCACATCTCTTGAAGATGTAAAAGATTTCTTGGAAAATTATATTGCTGAAATCGACTCTATTCTTGGTCATGCTACAGAAGTAACTATGGTTACAGTACAAGACTAATTAATATATTATTATAATATAATTATATTGCTGGTATATCGAAAAAATTTCTAAGATATACTCCGGTTTTTATTGGTATAGTTGGTAGTTCCGGTCAAAATAAAACCAACTATGCACTCATATTGAACATGAAGAATAAAACGTGGTAAGTTGCTCAGTTAACCGCCTACATAGACAGAAAGTATGGCGGAACTGGAGTGATTAAAAGCGAGTTCGAGATGCTCATCAAAATCTCGTAATCATTAATCAATAATCTATTTGTTGTAATAAAGATGAATTATGGCGGGAACGCATATGGGAACATATTACAAGATTAAGCTATTAATCATTAATTTAACTCGTAATCCATTATTATTAAGTTCTTAATGTTTAATCTGAAATCATTATAAAAATCCTACGGTTAATTTTTCGCTCTAGTATATAGCATTAAATTTTTATAGTAGGCTGATATATCAGCAATATTCTATCGGAACAATAAGGTGACAGTCTTAGAGGTCCGTATTTTATATATAAAAAGAGACATGGCTTTAGTGGCTATGTCTTTTTTTAGATACCTTGTATTATAATGGTATGTTATTTTTTATTTTTTTGAAAGGAAGACAAAATGGCAGAAACAGTATATGATAAGTTGTTGCAGGATAGAATTATCCTGTTAACGACTGACGTAAATCCATTGTCTGCTAATGACGTAAAAGCAAAATTATTATATCTTGAGGCAGAGGACCCAGATGCAGATATTTATCTGTATATTGATAGTCCTGGTGGCGAAGTGCATACTGGTCTTGGTATTTATGACGTAATGAATTACATTAAATGCGATGTAAATACAGTATGCATTGGTGAAGCATGTTCTATGGGGGCTTTTTTATTGTCTAGTGGAGCTAAAGGCAAACGATATGCATTGCCTAATTCTCAAATTATGATTCATCAGGTATCGGCTGGCACTCAAGGCAAAGCAACAGATATGGAAATCTCTTTAAAGCATGTACTTAATTTGAAAAATAAATTAAGTGAAGTCATTGCTAAAAATACTGGCAAAGATATTGAGCAAGTTAAAGCAGATATGGAGCGAGATAAATGGCTTACAGCCCAAGAAGCTCTTGAATATGGTTTAATTGATGAAATTATGGAGGTGAGAGAGTGAACGAAGATATTGCAAATTTAACGTGTAGTATTTGTGGTAAACATTCTGAAGATAATCCGAATGTAGTTATGTTACGTACAAAAGATACAGTTATTTGTTCTGATTGTATTCGCAGAATGTATGATTGCGTAGCTCCTAATCTTATCCCAGTAGAAAATTTTGAAGAAGAAACTACTCCTGAAGACCAAGAACGAGAAGAATTTCAAAATAAATTAAGCATTACACCAAAAGAAATTAAAGAACATCTTGACCAATATATTATCGGACAAGATATAGCTAAAAAAATGTTAGCAACTTCTGTCTATAATCATTATAAGAAAATTAAAATGAAAATGAATAATCCAAACAATCAAGATATTCAAGAAATAGACAAAAGTAATGCATTAGTTGCAGGGTCTTCGGGTTCGGGCAAAACTGCGATTGTAAAGCATATTGCTAAAATTTTGGAAGTGCCTTTTACGATTGCAGATATTACATCTTTCTCTCAAACTGGTTATGCAGGGCGAGATGTAGAAACAATTTTGCGTGATTTAGTGTCTGCGGCAGATGGTGATATTGAAAAAGCAGAAATTGGTATTGTATATATTGATGAAATCGATAAAATTTCTCGCAAGCAAAAGAAAATTGCAACATCTGCTGACCCAGCTCATGAAGCAGTACAACAAGGTCTCCTTAAATTAATTGAAGGCTCTGTTGTTGATGTACCTAAATCTGGTGCTAGGTTAAATCCAACACAAGATACAATTAAAGTAAATACAGAAAATATTTTATTTATTATGTCAGGGGCCTTTGAAGGTATCGAAGATATCATTAAAAAACGTCTTGGTACAGATAAAAATAAAATTGGTTTTGGTTCTAAACTTCCTGTAAGTAAAAACAAAGAATCAGTAGAAGAAGAAAATAAAATCATTAACCAAATTACTGTAGAGGACTTAAAAGAATTTGGTATGTTACCAGAATTTTTAGGACGTACTCCAATTGTATGTGCAGTAGAAAAATTAAATGAAGAAACACTCGTAAGAATTTTAACAGAACCAAAAAATGCATTAGTAAAACAATATCAATTATTATTTAAAGAAGATGGGTTCGATTTACAATTCAGTGAATCTGCATTGAAACAAATTGCACATGAAGCAATTGAACGTGGCACAGGTGCTCGTTCTTTGCGTGGCGTGATGGAAAAAGTTCTTGGTGACGTCATGTTTGATTTGCCATCTCTTAATAAAGAAGATGGTTTAATTATTTATGTTGACACTATCGAAGCAAAAGATGAAGATAGAACGGATTGGCATATTGACCAATTAGTAGAAAAAAGTAAGGAAGAAAAATAATGGCAACTATGACTGAGGCATTTCGTGCCTTAATTAACAAAGCAAATGAAAATTTAGGTATGGTTTCTGACCCAGCTAAAAAAGCTGAAATTTGTGCATCTTTAGCAATTGCTATTGCAACTACTGGTCTTGTAACTGAAGTAGATGATAAAGTAGTAGAAGCAGTAGAAACTGTAAAAGAAGAAACAAAAGTAACTGGTCGCGAAGCTCTTAAAAAAGAAAATAAAGTAATTGAAGAACAAGCTCCAGAAGCCACTTCTGTAGTTGAAGAACCAGCTAAGGACCGTGATGTAACAGTAGATGACACATGGGACGATGAATACTGGGTAAATCATTTTGCTAAAGAATGTGAATATCTACAAAATGCAGTAGAAGAATACGGTGAAGAAGAAATTAACGAAGCAGTTAAATTATTCTCTCAAGGTAACTATCAAACTGTAGAAGATATCCAACCATTTAATATTGTTGCATTCGTAACATATTTGAAAGAGCTTACTGAAGAAGCTTAATAGTTTTTGTTTACAAGATAAAATATAATCAAGTATAATATAGGTACAAAGATTATATTTTGTCTTTGTATATAATTTTTTAGGGTGAAAAAGTATATTTGTTTTCACTATTAAATTTTTTAATGCCCTAGATGGCAAGAAAGAAGGTATATTGATGGCAGTACGTAACTCTGTACACCTAATCGGTTTTATTCCAAAATCCGAAAAATTTGTAATCAACTCTAAAGTAAACGAAGAAGAACTTAGTAAATCTTATTATCGTGGTTTCTTGAATGTTCGTCGTGATTTTAAAAATAAAGAAGGTCAATATGATTATGACTTGATGCAAATCACAGCATTCGGTGGTACAGCTAAATATTTGGCAACATATGCTAAGCATGGTGACCAATTGATGATTGAAGGCGAAGTACGTCGCAGTGATAATTATGAAAAAGATGGCGAAGTAGTTCACGGTCAATTGTACATTCATGTAAATAGTGCAGTTATTGTAAGTGCTAATCCTAGCGAAAATTCTGGTACTTCTGCTCAAGCATCTGCACCAACAGCTCCGAAAGCACCAACTGGTGGTTCTCCACTTAAAAAGAAACTTTTTGGTAAATAATAATAAAAAATCCCCTGGTCTTTATATCAAAAGTATAGTATAATATAAGTGTCAGTAGTCATATACTAAAAAATGACTATTGGCACTTTTTTACTATTTAATTATATGTATTTTAAAGTATGTATAATTTTTTATTTTTACGAAAGGTGGTGATGAAGTGGACAAACAAGAATTAGAGCGATTGCAACAGCAAATGTATGATGAAATGATTGAACAACCTACTGTTCTCGATGAGCAAATTAATGATTTAGCTGAACATTTAGGAAAACAATTAACTTTTAAACAAAAAGAAAAAGTTAAATTTGAATTCTTAGACCATGTATATACAGTTATGTATCGTAAAGATATTATTAATTTCAAAGAAGTTATTTTGATGATTATTGTTGATGAGTCTGAAATTAATCCTCAAACTAATTTGCCTCGTATATATAATGTAAATGCCGAAATTGATAATAATTTGTCGATGTCTGAATGTTTACGGGCAACAGTTGCATCGTTCTTGCGACATCAAACTGGTAGCTTAAAAGCTGAATTAATGGAAGAATAGGAAAAACAAAAAATATGGCAGAAGAAACAAAAATTTCCGTATTACGATATCCAGATAATGTTCGTCTTAGAAAGGGTATGTATTTATCTTCTAAAGACCAATGCGTATTTGAAATTGTAGATAATTCAGTAGATGAATACGCTGCTGGATATTGTAACGAAATCGATGTATCTATGATTTGGGACAACGACGATTATATCGTATCTGTTAAAGATAATGGTCGTGGCATCCCAACCAAACCATCTGATGACCCTGAATGGAAAGGGTACTCTCAAGCCGAAGTGGCGATGGTTGTACTTCACGCCGGTGGTTAATATATTAGCCGTTTTTATTCAAATCTAATGAAGAATAAAAATAATTAGAGTGGAAAAAATCTGGGAGGCTAAGTATAGAAATATATATGCTAATCAGAACTGAAGGCTAATTTTAAAAGATTAGTCATGTGCAACGCGTAGAGAATGAAACTTATTTAGTAAGAATATAATTTCTCCAAGAGGCCACTCTGCGTTTTAGATGAAAAATTTACGTAAAAAGGTACGCTGAGCTTATAAGAAATTATAAGAAATGGGAGATAAAAAACTCTCATAATAACAAAACTGAAATTCTCCCAGTTAGAAGGTGCTTATAAAACCAATACGGGAGGCATGAATGGCGTAGGTGCAAGTTGTGTTAACGCAGTTAGTGAAAACTTCTCATTATATATTAACCAAAATAATAAAAAATATAATGCAGAATTTTCTAAAGGCATTATCACACAACGACTTAAAGTTGTTCCTTTTGAAAAAGATGAATCTAAAGATTCTGGAACAACTGTTATGTTTAAATTAGATAAAGAATTGTGGACGATTGAAGAATATGATATTTCTCATATTAAAAAACGTTTGCGGCAATTATCATATTTAAATCCAGGTTTAACAATTAAATTTTCTTTATTAGAAAAAGATGCTGAAGAATTTAAAGAAGAAACATTTCATTGTCCAGAAGGACTAATTGGATATGTAAATAAAATTTCTACAGGTAAACAAAAATTAATTGATATCATAGAAATGAATAAAAATCTTGTATATGCTTCTACTACAGATAATCAAGAAAAAACGGTAGATGTAGATATTGCATTAGTATATACAGATACATATTCTTCAGATATTAAATCTTTTGTTAATAATGTAGCTACTGAACGTGGTGGCGACCATGAAACTGGATTTAAGATGGGTTTAAACTCTGCGATTAAAAAATACATCGATGAATATAAACCGAAGGGAATTAAAAATATTGAATCAGCAGATTCACTCGAAGGTCTTTTAACAATTATTTCCATTAAATTAAAAGACCCTAACTTTAAAGGGCAAGATAAAAGTAATTTGGGTATGCTTGAAATTCGTCATAGTATTAAAACTTTCGTAGAAGATTTTGTCTATGACTATCTATGTAAAGATGAAAAACGTACTAAAATTATCTTAGAAAAAATTGCTCAAGCCGCTAAAGCTCGTGAAGCAGCTAAACGTGCAAGAAATGCTGCTCGTGGTATTAAAAACGCTACAGCTAGTGGTTATGTAGAAGATTTAGCTCCATGTTCTAATAAAGACCCTGAACAATGTGAAATATTCTTTGTTGAGGGTGATTCAGCAGCTGGAACTTGTAAACAAGCACGTAATAATAAGTTCCAAGCAATTTTACCTGTATTCGGTAAAATATTAAATGCAGAAAAATCTTCTCACGATAAAATTATCGGTTCCTCTAAATTAGTAGATATGATAAAAGTTCTTGGCTGTGGTATCGGTCAAGATTTTGATATCTCTAAATTAAAATATCATAGAATTATTTTACTTTCTGATGCCGATGTTGATTAATAAAAATATTATTGCAGTCTGTATATGCATCGTGTTATAATAAAAATAAAAGATTATAATATTGAGAAAGGTATATATAGATGAAATTCACAGAAGAAGAAAAAGAACAAATTTGTAAATTATATAAAAAGGGAATTGGTGTAACTGAAATATGTAGAACTATTGAATCTTTAAATGATAGAAAACCACAGACGTTATATCCTATTTTAATCAAAGCAGGTTTATATCAAAAAAAATCACCTAATGATTTAAGAAGAAATAAAATTAATGATAATTATTTCGAAGTAATTGATAATGAACATAAAGCTTATTGGTTAGGATTTTTATTAGCAGATGGATATTTAATAGATAGTGGACATAGTAAAAAAAGTTTTGGAATTACATTAAATGAATATGATTCATACATATTAGAAGAATTAAAAAAAGATTTGGAAACTACTTATCCTGTTAGGCATTATCGAGATATTCGAGAAACTTATATTTCTGAAACTGCTAAAATTACTATGAAAAGTGAAAAAATATTTAGTGATTTACAAAAACATGGTTTTACATTAAATAAAAGTTACAATGGTGTAGTTAGTAATTTTTTACCAGAAAATATGTATTGGCATTTTATCCGTGGATATTTTGATGGCAATGGTGGATTATCAATTGCTGGTGATAAAAAATATCATACATATACACTTGATTTTACTGGTACATATGAAATTATTTCCTGGATACAAAATATAATTGGTAAAGACAATGTTAAGTTACAGCAACGTCATCCAGATAGAGATAATAATAATTTTACTATCAAAATATGTGGTGATTTACAAGTATATAAAATTTGTTCTAAAATTTATAAAGATTCTACAATACACTTAAAAAGAAAATTTAAGAGATTTCTTCATTTATGTGAAAAATATAATTAATAGTTATTAGTCGTCCTTGTAGGAATACAAGAGATTATGAGCACCCTAACGCTATTAAGCGGTGTATATTAATTAATAATATGCTTACGGTTGGAGTTGAATAAGGCAAAATGCACGAAGGCGCTCCTATAATCAAGAGAACCTGATGAGCCAGAAATGGCTAGTAATGGCAATACCGTGCTAAATCGATATTGAAATAATATCGTAAATGTGTAACGACTATAGAGGTGCTATCCAGACCGGATAAAAATATAGTCTAGTCCCCTTATGAAGTATCGGGAAACCGAGGGTACATCGGGCAGTCATATTCAATGTTTACATATGACTAACTTTTATCGAATTATGCGTCCTATTATCGAAGCTGGATATGTATATGCTGCATGTCCTCCATTATTTACTTTGCATAAAAATAATGAAGTTAAGTATATTCTTAATGCTGAAGAATTAGAAAAAACTGATACTGAAGGTTGGGTTATAAGTCGTAATAAAGGGCTTGGCGAAATGGAGCCTAAAGAGTTATGGGATACTACTATGAATCCTGAAACTAGAAATTTAATTCAGATTACAGTTGATGACATTGAAGATACTGAAGAGGCATTGAGCTTATGTATGGGCAAAGATGTAGATGCTCGTAGAGAATTTATTTTGGAGGAATTTAAATAATGGATTTTGTTAACTCTTTAACATTGTATGGTAAAGTACTATCCAATGAAAAAGAATATGAATTTACGGATAATAATGGTAAAACATTAGTATTCTATAAAATTGAACTAGAATGTAGACGCAAGAATAAAGAAGTGACAGATATCATTCCAGTTATTGTTAGTTATCCGATTGCAAAAACGATTCAAATGAATACTTATATCATGGTAAATGGTGCTATTAGCAGTCGTAAATCTAATGATGATGATGGTAAAAATATCATTGAAACGTTTGCATATGCAAAAGCTGTGTATCCAGTTACCGAAGAAGAATATGAAGAATCATATGCTCGCAATGAAGAACTAATTAATGGTATCGTAACTAGAGAACCTAGAATTAGAAAAACTAACAAAAAAAGGAAAGTGTCATCTTTTGTAGTTGCTATTCATCGTCCAACAACATCACATAAAATTATTAGTGATTATGTACAATGTGTTGCATGGGACGATTTAGCAGAAATTGCTTCTGAATTTAAAATTGGCGACGAAATTTCTTTATGTGGTCGTTTCCAATCAAGAACCTATACTACACAAGAAGACAAAACAAGAACTATTCACGAAGTAGTTCTTTCTGAAGTATCTCGTTGGGAGGATTCTGATGAGTAAAGAAACATTTCCAATTGGTAATGTCATTCAAATACCTTTTGCTGAACGTATGAAACAGCAATATATGGAATATGCTAAGTACGTGATTAATGACAGAGCAGTTCCTGATATTCGAGATGGATTAAAACCAGTTCATCGTAGAATATTATATGGCATGAATGAATTAAAATTGTTTTCATCTAGTAAATATAAAAAGTCGGCAAAGACTGTCGGCTATGTACTCGGGGCCTACCATCCTCACGGGAGATGCAATGTTCATGTTTTATTCCAAAGTATTAACCAATAAAAAAATATAAATTTTTTATACTAAATGAACATAAAATTCCCGTCCATACTAAAACCATAATATAAGGTATGGATTATGAGAGCGGAATTAAACGGGGAGGGTTTAATATCCTAATCCGAGACCGAAGGCTAAACTTAAAAAATTAGTCAGGCGCAACGCATAGGCAATGAACCTTACTTCTTGTAAGAATATAATTTGCCCACGAGGCCGCTCTGTGCTTATGGAGTATTTTGTTTTAATAAAATATTAACGCATAAAAAGATATGCTATGCTGGGTTAGAAAAGACTAACCGATGAAAATGAGGGAAACCTCCAGAGGCCAAGATAAAAAACTTGGCGATAATAACAAACAGGATTCGTCTGTTTATGACGCGATGGTAAACCTAGCACAAAATTTTAATTTACGTTATCCATTAGTAGATGGTAAAGGTAATTTTGGTAGTTTAGACCGTGACCCTAGCGCAGCTCAACGCTATACTGAGTGCCGTCTAAGTAGGGTTGGGGACATTATGTTAAAGGATGTAGATAAGAATACTGTGCCAATGAAGTTGAATTATGATGAGACTGAATATGAGCCAGAAGTATTACCTACATTGTTCCCAGCATTGTTAGCTAATCCTACAACAGGGATTGCAGTTGGTTTAACATCATCTTTCTTACCTCATAACGTAAAAGATGTATATCAAGCTATTGATGTCATCTTTAAAAATTTACTAGAAGAAAAAGAAACTTCTATTGATGAAGTGATTAATATTATTAGAATCCAAAAATAACACTTATGATTTTAATCATGAGATATATTTTTGGTAATATAGTAAGCCTATTGGGAAACTAGTAGGTAGTGGCGGTTTTACCCGTCCAACAAAGACACTGAATTGCTGGAAACTCCTAAAGCTCAAAGTACTTATTATATATTTTTAATATATAATAAGTTACGAAAGTAGAAATAAATCTTTGAGATAGCATAAGGTTAAATCCTAAGTGCCATGATAATGGGCAATCAGCAGCGAAGCTTTATTAAAATTTTTAATAAAGAAC